TTTTGGATAAAGAGAATAATACGCACAGCGCTGCAAAAACGAATTATCAATGGAATTGATGATAACAGTTGGTGGAATACCAGAAGGAGTAGAACCATCCAATAAAACCACTTGGCCATTATAAGACACCAAAGGTTTGGTCAATGCTGGGACCATCATCTGCATTACAAAAAGATCTTCAGCACTATAATGGCCTTGAGAAGCAATAAGAATCATGGCCTTATATGATGCTTCACTTAACATTGCTGCTTTACGCAAATCATATTTGGCGAAATCACCGTCAAAGATTCGCTCATGTTCATCAATACGCTCAGAAACATCCTCCCAATCCAAGGACATGCTGTTCATTCCAACTGCACATTCGCTGATTTTTGTTGTCATTTGAATAATGCGGCAAACAGGGGTGAAATACATACGCACGAGCAAAGTACAAACAATTTCAGCAACCATGAACAAACGCACTTTCTCCTTTTGTATCGGAGTCGGTTCATCTTTGGGTACTGCATAAAACAACCACCAAGGTCTCTCTCCCCTCTTAAGGGAGTCGAGAGCACGTGAGAAATGCCGCCAAATGTCATCATGAAACAGCTGTCGAACATGACCATTGGTATCGGTGTAAGACTTAAGCCAGGCTCGTTTGCCTCCTGGATAGTTTGCTCCCATAGATGTGTTGAAATTCATCGCATCAATATAACGAACAGCATCTATCCCGTTCACAGTTTCATCTCGTGTCAAGGGACGCAAATTCTTACGCAAATATGGGGATATACTGCTATAAAATGACAAGTAATCCTCACAAGCCTTAACCAAATGATCAGAAGGAACACCTCCACTAACATGAAACGTGTGGATGGCAGACTTCGGCCACATTCCTCTACCAAAATGAGGAGGACCAAACTTCAAATCACAAATTTCAGACACTGAATCTGCAATAACGGTAGGAACAACTTTGGACTTATAAAAAGCCTTTGAGTCGCGATATCCTATCTGAACTGCACTCTGATTGGAATAATCTGAAAATTGGGGATGATTGCCAACGAGCCAATCCACTTGCTCAAACAAATCGCCTGGGCGTTTTTCATGATCAAGAGTGTAAGTGGGTGCCCCATTAACAATTTCTGGGGTGGGGCCAATGGCATTTCCTTCAAGACAACGATCAGGTTGGTTTGAAAAGACCTTGATTGCAGAAACTATATCAGCTTGTGTTGGGAGAACTGAGCGACCATATGTCAGATCCTTGTTCAGACCAGACGTATGGACTCCAAGAATGCCAGGCTGGGAATCAAGACGAACATAAATACCACCACAAGCTCCTAGGAAAGTAGTCTCATTCCATTTCCACTGAATCATCTGATAGGAACCAGAAATGGGAGAACCAACGGCAGGAAGACCATTCTTCAAAATATCATGTGTAATCGAATCTTTCAGAAGATAGGTGCAGTTCATATTCACTGGGCTCTCATCGAGATATTTGATCACATTCCCTTTGGAGCGGTAAGAACAGTACATAATAGCCATGTCAGAATCACGAAACTGTATGAAATCACGCGGACAAACAATTCGTGGAGAAATGCGATCATCATTGTGAGAATCTTTGATCTTCCAAGGTTGTGGAGATTTCGGAACGAGATGAAAGGGAACAAGAGCCAACTTTGAACAAATCCAGAATATGTTGTGACTGTAAACCCAATCATCACCGACCTTAACTTGTACAAGGCTGAGGTTGGAGACGACAAGTTTCAAGAACTGGTCTTTGGTCATATTGGGATTGGTGTAAGTACAAACATTTTCGACCAATTTGGTTTGCCATGCATTACGAACATCATTTCGTTCCTTAAGAAGTTCCTCACTCATGCCCATCATGCTTTGGTGGGTGGTTTCACCTTCAATTTTATCCTTCCGAGCCATAGATTCATCAAATTCAACTGTCTGCAACTTATAATGATCCTCGGATATAGGCTGCGGGGCAGGAAAGACCCCATCAAAAGAACTAGTAGCATTTTCCTTACCAAAACGTGCGCGGGTATAGGACCATTTCCCAACTTGATAAATGGCAACAGCCGATCCGCCATATCCAATAGCTTTAATAAAACCATCAATTATGTGTGAATATTTCGCACGGGATAATTCACCAGCCTGCTGGGTGACATCACGTCGTTTGGAGATCCAGGTATATGCATCATCAGCAAGCATCTTTTCTTTCATCGACAAAAGCAAATATAAAGTAGAAAATGATACTAAGGACAAACACCCTTGACGAGCTCTGGGCTTGTGCAAGAGAAATGGCAATGATACAGCAACGCCGATTTTGGTAAACAATCGAAGCCTTCGACACCGACGTATCACGCGTTCAATGCGTGCATCAGTCAGTGC